CGGCGCGTTGGCCTCCTTGGTGGCCGCGCCCACCGGGATCTGCGCCCGCGAGGCCATGAGGTGGACCTTGTCGCCCGGCGCCAGCGCCAGCCCGATGTTGGCCGTGAGCGTCACCGACACCCCGGCCTGGACCGAGGTGACCACCCCGCGCACGCCGGTGCCGGTGGTGTTGGAGAAGAGCACCACCACGTCGTTCTGCGCCGCCCCTGCGTAGGGCGCGCAGCTGACCACCGCCTGGTTGGCGGCGCAGGCCGCGGTCACCGTGGCGGAGGCCGACGGCGCCTTGAGGGCCAGCAGCGAGGCGGCCTTGTCGGAGGTGGCGCTCACATACTGGACGCGGATGCGGTCGCGGCCCCCTGCGGGGACGACCACGTGGCTCAGGGTGGATCCGGCGTTGCCGGTGAAGCTGAAGGGAGTGCTCATTGGTGTTGTGTCTTGGTCGGGCTCAGGGCTTGACGATGCGCTTGAGGCCGTCGCTCCTGGCGGCGGCGAAGCCGTAGAGGCATTCCACGGTCACGAAGACCTTGTTGGTCCGCGTGTCGGTGAAGCGCAGGTAGCCGAAGGTCATGCCGGTCTGCGGGTCGGTCACCGCCCCGGCCTGCTGGTAGTCGGCCACCGGCTGGAGGTAGCGCATGGCCACGGCCACGGCGCTTGGGTGGACGGCGAAGCCCACCAGCTTCTCGGCGTGGTCGGAGGGGATCACCACCGTCTCGTGCAGGTCGAAGCCGGCCAGACGCCGGATCAGCGCGTCGGTCACGCCTGGGGCGCTGAGATTGAGGTTGACGCTTTTCGCCACCACCTCGTCGGCCAGCAGGTTGGTGTAGTAGCCGACGTCGAGCACCAGCGAGCGGGGCGAGGCGGGCATCTTCGCCGCGCCGCAGGCCTCGCGCAGCGAGAGCACCTTCTTGTAGTCGAAGGAGGTGGCGGCCAGCGCCGGGATGCCGGGGGCGCCGAAGTTGGCGGCGGTGACCGCCGTGAGGATGTCGAGCAGCACGTCCTGGGCGAGCTGCTGGGCGGCGGTGGCCACCAGCACGTCGAGCAGGTCCATGGCCGTCTCCGCGTTCTCGCGGGCGGTGATGTGCACGGTCTTGAACTTGTGCTTGTCGAGGGTCACCGGGATGGTGGTCACCGTCGAGTCGGAGCCGGCGGTGTAGTCGCCGCCGAAGTCGCCGGAGACCAACGGCGCCCCCACCAGCGGCACGCGCACCGTGTCGCCCTTGTCGGAGGGCTGCGGCCCGAAGTTGGTGGAGAACGAGGAGACGGGCATCAGTTGCGCCGTGAAGGGCGGCAGCGCCTTCTGGGCGACCTTGATGTCCTTGAGGTTGGTCAGGGTGTTGGGCATGGGGGGAGGGGGGAAGGGATCGGCTTGTCGGTTGGTGCGTGCCCGGCGTTCAGTCCGGCTGCTTGAGCACGAGGGCCTGCTGGACGGGGGTGAGCGTGCGCCAGAAGGCGGTTTGTTCGGCGGGATCGGTGATGGCCGCGAAGCGCGCCCTGAGGTCGGCGGCCAGCGCGGCGTCCCCGGCGGGCGTCACCCGTGCCGGTTCGGTGGTCCCGGTCGAGGCCACCACGCGGGCCACCTCGGCCTGCAGGCGCTTGTCGAAGTCGGCCTGCGAGGCCTGCAGTTCGGCCACGCGGGCCTTCAGGTCCGTCCCCGCCTGGAGGGCGGCATCACGCCCGGCCGTGATGGTTGCGGCCTCGGCCTTGAGCAGGTCGAGTTCGCCGCGCAGCGAATTGATGGTGGCTTCGGCCTCGGCCAGAAGTTCGGCCTGGGCCTGGTTGTCGCGTCGCAGCGCTTCGGCCTGCGTGCTGGCCTCGGCGAGCTGGTCCTCGATGGTGGTCGTGGCGGTGCTCATCGCACGGGTCGCCGTGTCAACCGCGGAGTGGTAGACGCGCAGCCTGCGCAGCGCCTCGGCCCTGTCTGGCACCATGCCCGCGAGGTTCATCCTCTGCGCCTGCCGTCCGCTGAACGTCTGGCCCTCCATGGCCTCCGGCGGGATGGAGCGGCCCCGGGCCAGCACGGCGGCGTGGAACTCGCGGGCCGTCTCCTCGATGTTGGACTGGATGTGGCCGCGCTGCTCGTCGTCGAGGCTGGTGCCCGGAGCGCCCATGGCCTTGTACTTGCCCACCGAGAAGACCTCTACCTTGAGCCCCTCCGCGGCCAGCGCCGCCGAGTCGTCGATGACCGCCTGCACGACGCCGATCGAGCCGACCTGGGCCGAGGGCGTGGCGTAGACGGCCCTGGCCTGGCTGGCGATCCAGTAGGCGGCGGATGCCATCATGCCCGAGGAGAAGGCGTAGACAGGCTTGCTGTCGTTGAGCGATGCCACCGCCGCCGCCAGTTCGGGCGTGCCGGCCACCGTGCCCCCGGGAGAGTCGATGTCGAGCATCACCGCCTTGACGTCGTCCCTGCTGCCGGCCTCGTCGAGGGCGGCGCGGATCTCGCCGTGGGCCACCGCCCCCAGCACCACGCGGTCGATGAGGTCCGGCCTGCGGATGACCGGCCCGTCGATGGACACGACGCCGATCCCGTCCTCGACGGCGAGCAGCGGGCTGGAGGCCTTCGCGTCAGGCAGCGGGCCGCCGCGCTCGTGGAAGAGGCGCGCCGCCAGCGCCATCGATCGCAGCGCCTCCGGCTCGATCAGCCAGCCGCTGGTGCGGACGAAACTTGAGGTCACGCCACGGCGGGCGTGTCAACGGCGGCGTTCCTCCCCCACCCTGTCGTTGGACGGGTTGGACGGGTGGCGGGCAGCCCCACGCGCGTAAGCGTCCGGTGTCTCCTTCTTCGGCCCTTGGCCGGTTGTGTCGCCCGCGCGTGGCGCGTGTGTTGCGGAAACCCGTCCAACCCGTCCAACCGGACCGGCCGCACCCCCTGGAACGGAAGCGCCACGCCCGCCAGATTGCACGATGGCCCCGCCAATGTCCAGCGGACATTCGTCTTCCCCTCTTACCTTGGCGGCGCGGGCGGAGGCTCGTCCGGTTCCTGCGGCGGCACCGGCGCCGATCCCGCAGGCTTCCACAGCATTTCCACCGGAACGCCGTGTTTGGCGGCCGTCTCCAGGATGAGCCTGGCGTCGGCGGCCCTGCGCTCGATCTCCTCGCCGAAGTCGGCCCCCAGCTCGGCGTAATGGTCGCTCACTGTCTTGAGCCCCATCTCCACGTCGGCCCGGTTCTGTTGCGCCTCACGCCCCGCGTCCACGGTCACCCGCTTCGGCGGCACGGTGGCGATCCTCCACCACCCTGCCGCCGCCGGCAGGAGGCCGCGTTCGATGGCGTCCCCGATGACGTACGCCCACACCGGGCGGATCAGCCGCCGCTCCAGGATCATCTGGCGGAAGCTGAAGCGCCGGTCGGCCTTGGCCACCACCAGCCGCACGCCCGCGCCGCCGATCCGGCTCGAATCGGCCGCGAACTCGAATGGGATCATGCCCAGGGCCGAGTCGCGCCGCAGGTGCTCGAGGAAGCCGGTGAAGGTCGGGCTCGGGCGGTTGCTCTGGAAGCTCTCCAGCGATTCGTCCGGCTTCAGGGCCACCAGCTTGCCGCCGACGATGCGCTGGAGGTCGGCCGGGTCGGTCGGGGCGGCGCCCGTGCCGCCGGGCGAGATGACGAAGTCGCCGTTGTCGTCGATCTCGCCGCGCGCCGTCCTGAGCACCCTGGCCACGTCGGCGTTGTCCTTGACGGCGTGCTTCTCCAGGGCCAGCAGCTCGATCTCGTCCAAAATGTGGTTGATCGAATGCTGGAAGGACGGGTGGCCGCGCACGCCCCCGGCCCATTCCGGCTCGACCAGGTGGAGCACGGCGGCGGCCGGCAGGTCGCGGGCCTTGCCCCCGTCCAGCAGCACGCGGTAGAAGACCGGCGCGCCGAAGGCGTCGATGCCCACCCCGTCCACGGTCTCGGTCGAGCCGAACTCGTCGCCCACCCGGTGGCTCTCGATCAGCTGGATCCGCGGCTCGCCTTGGGCGTCCCTGGTCTTGTGGACGAAGTACTCGCCGTCGATGTCCATGCCCCGGCAGGCCAGCGCCTGGCATTCCTCGAAGCAGAAGCGGCGGGTCACCTCGCAGCGCGCCGACCACAGGCGGAAGTAGTCCTCGGCGGCGCGGTTCCAGTCCGGGTCGGCCGACTGCGCCTGGACGCGGATGCCGTCGCCGGTCGAGTAGATGGCCATGTTGGCCACCATCTCGCGGACGAACCCGCTGTTCTTGTGCAGGTAGCGCGACTTGCGCACCAGCTCGGAGCGCACGCCTGGGTGCAGCTCGGCGCGCAGGTCGGCCGGGGACGCACCCGGCACGCCGCCCCGGCGCGGCGACCAGTTGGCCGCCTCGAACGGCGAGCCCCAAGCCCGGGGCACGAGGACCGGCGGCAGCAGGCGCATGGCGATGGACCTGAGTCTTGTCATTTCGGCAGGTGTCCCTCCACGCGCGAGGCCGCCGCCATGCGGCTGCGCCCGTAGGTGGCCGGGTCGAGCACGCGCAGGGCGTGGGCGCATTCCTCCAGCACCTCGGCCACCGGCAGCACGAACTGCTTGGAGACCGAGGTGTCGGCGTCGTTCCAGTTCATGATGGTCTTGCCTTCCAGCAGCAGGTCCTTGGCGGCGTTCTGCTGGCCTAGGTATGCCTTCTCGTAGGCGTTGGCCTTCACCTCCATGGCCCGCACGATCTCCGACACCTGTGCCGGGGTGTGGTTGGTGGCGGCTGCGGCCTCCAGGATCGTCCGGCCCTTGATGATCTGGCGGTAGGCCTCTGCGGCAGCCTTGTTCGTGGCCGCCAGTTCGCGCATGGCGTCCCGGATGGCCATGCCACGCGGGTCCAGCGGCAGGCCTGCCTCGGGTGCCGTAGATCCGCCGGACGGCGGGGCGGGGGGCTTGGGCGGGGTTACTCCTCCTGCGCCTGCTGCGGTGCCTGCGCCAGCGTCGGATCCTGTTCGTCCCACTTTCCCTTCAGGCTCTCGGGGTCCCTTATCGGCAGGATTTCGTCCAACCTTGGCTCGTTCATGGTCAGTTGGAACAGGACGTTTTTGGCCCATGCGACGTCCGGTGGCGGTGCTTCGGAAAGGGGCCAGTCGAGGGCCTTGTCCACCAGCCATTGCGGCATCACCCCCCGCTCCGGTGCCCTGAGCGCCAGTATGTGCTTTCCGCAACAGCCCCCACCGATTGTTCTCAACGTATGTGAACCTAACTCGTCCATTTTTGGTTTCTCCTTGTTTTACGCCATCATTGGCCCTACCACGGCGAAGTCCAGCAAGATATTCTGGCCTTTTTGGGTCCCAGACCACCAGCCTTTTCCCGTCGGCGGTGAGGTACTCCTTCTCCGGGGTGGCTGGGATCGGTCTTGAAGACACAGGCTGCGCCCTCCATACGCCATGGTCGCCGAATTCCTCCACCAGCGGCTGAAAGAGTTGCGGTGCCATGTTGTTGGTGGCGATCACCGTTCCGTTCGCCACAAGCACCGTGCGGTACACAGGCTGTTTTTGCTCAAGAAGGGCGATGGAGTCCTTACCGACGCTGTTCTGGTCGTCGCCAACGACGTATTCCTCAAAGCCCTTCAGCGTCATCGTCGACTTTGCTTTCTCGTCGTCCAAGGCAGCCTTGTTCTCGTATTGGTCCTCGCTACTCTCGTCGTGAAGGTCGCCGTAGTTGGAGTCGTCGAGAAGGGTCACGCGTTTTCCTTCCGCGGCAAGTCCACTGACAATTTCAAACACCGAGGTGTCGTCTGCGTCGATGATTTCGACGTTTGATCTCCCGACAAGACGCACCATTTCCTCGAAAGACCCACGGGCATCATCAAGCCGCCTTTGTGTAAACAATGGGGTTCCGATGTACAACAGATCATGCAATGATCTTCCTGCGTCTGTTGTGGCCTCATGCGTATTTGGATGCGCCAGCGTCTGGCGCATGTCTTCTATTGCAGCCTCGTCCCCGGTGTTCATCGCCGTGAACACGTGGTTCTTCGGCTTCTCGTATTTACTGCTGGAAGCAACTATGACACGTTTGTTGGTCTTTCGCAGAATATCGAGGTTGAGCATGTAGGTGAACCCGCCTCCATATGGCTCAACGTAAACGTCTGTTTCTGTGTCAAGGTTCGGGAAGTGCTCTGCGATGAAGTCGTTTATGTTCTGGACCCATTTCGCCTTCCCACCGATCTGCGGCAGGAATCTCTTGCCGCCACGCTCGCTGGTGGACAGCATCTTCAGCGCAACAGGCTCGCGGTTTTCAAGTGGGGGAACCGTTATATGGGGTTCCCCATCGACAATCACGGCTACGCCCGTGCCGCGCATGACCCATGGCGACGGACGTTCTTGTCCATTTTCGTCGGTGTACTTCTGGTGGGCGGCCATCACCGGATTGGCATCGTCCATCTGGCCTCCAAATGCCTTTCCTATACGGTGCCAGCGTTGTTCTGGAGTGGAGATTATCTTTCTTTCTACCTTTCTTGTCTCGTCTGCGAAAATGAGTTCCTGTTGGGTAGGCGCGTACCTTGCCTCGCCGTCCTCGGCTACCACGAAGCCGTCCTCGATGGCCACGCGGAAGCCCGCGAGGGCCTCGGCAAGGCGTGGCGGGACAGGCACCGGCGGGCGCATGGCTTCCTCGGTCTGGCGGATGATGGATGCCGCCAGACGGGCGACGTCGTTCTTCGTGGGGTTGATGCCCAGGGTCCTGCGGATGTAGTCCGCCACGGCGTTGAGGAACCGCTGCCACGCGTTCCATGCCTCGGTGCGGGCCTTGAGCACGGCCAGCGTCTCGGCCATAGCCTCGTCGAGCCTGACGGCATCGGTGTCCTTTGGGCGGTTGTACATGGCCACCCATGCCTCGACCGCCTTGCTCTCCGGGTCGGTCAGGGCAGCCTTGAACTTGGCGTACTGGCCGCGGACGCCTTTGTCGGTGAGGGCAAGGTGGCTGATTTCGTGGGTCAGCCTGAGATCTAGGTACTCTAGGGTTCCGGGCGAGTTCTGGTTGAGTTCGATGCCATTGGACCGCAGCAGGAACCGTGCGTCCCATTCGAGTCCTTCCGGCGTCGGCCCGGCGCGTTGGGCTTGAGGTCGTTGCGGCCCATGAACCCGCGCCACGCGGCCACGTCGTGCAGCCCGTTGGCCGCCGGCTTGGGCGCGTCCTTGCGCTTGCTCCACGCATGGACCGACTGGCGGCTGGCGCCGAGGAT